GCGGCAATATCATTATATAACAATGCCATGTGCGTTGCTGTTACTATTTCTGATGCGGCTACTTGTGAACTATTTAATGCTTGTCCCCAACCGTCATCACCAGATCCAGTTCCTAATATTGTTGCAACACGGCTTTGCAGATTATTATATCTTGCCGCTGTAATTATATCGCCAACTGCCATTTGTTATACCTTTAATATGCATTCAACTAGTTTTTCAGAAGCACTAGCATTTGATTCGAGGGCAACGCCTACAATTAATGATCCATTCTCTGAAGTTGCACATGCTGTACCTGTTCGACCAGCATAAACAATTTCACCTTTATTAACTGGTCCTGTTACTCTTACTGGAACTCGTCCTTTAAGTGCAACATTTTGACCATCAGCATCTTTATTCATTAAAAATGCTGGACTTTCACTAATAACACCAACTGGCGCCGGTGCAATAAAGCCTAATGCCATGTCTGTATTCTTTGAATCGCATTCTGTTAATTCTTTATCGCCACCAACTACTACTACTGTACCAAATCCGTATTCTTTATCAGTTGTATATTTCTCAGCCAAGTCAGCATATTGTGCCGCTGTAGCTGTTCCTGTAAATACGTTTGCAACTAAGTTACCACTAGCATCTCTAACTGCTACTGTATTAATTGTAGCGGCAATATCAGGGGATCTATCATTAGCTCCTACTCTTAGAGTTGATGCACTTGATGCCAATCCAGTAAACGCTGTTGAATGAATATTAGCAAATTTTGATGTTGTTTTGCCTAACTCAAATGTATCTGTTGTTGGTGGATATAATCCTAATGCATCTATTGTAAGTGGTTCTACAACATTTCCGCTTACATCATCAACTTTAAATTTAATTACTGTACCAATTTGATTTTGTATTACACCTTCATTATCATTTTCGATGTAAATTTTCATGTCATTGGAATCACCAATGGCAATACCAGCATCTGCAAAAGTTACTAATGACGTAAATGCTCCTGATCCTGAAAGAGCAAAATCTGTGTCTGACTTACCATTTAATTTTAATGAGTTACTTGCAGTTCCCCAATAATAATCTGTTGTACTAGTTACGCCACCTGTTGAATTAATTGTATTACGTAATGTAGTACCTTTCTTAATATTATCAAATCCAGTAATAACGTTAGTTGGATCTGTAGAGTCTATTGTAAATGCTATTGAACTAATAATAAAAATTACTTCATCATTAACTGTAGCGGCAATAACAATTCTGTTTACATTAGTAGTATCACGAACTGCTCTGGTTACCATCTGTGAAACAGTTGCTCCAATACCTTGTGGGCCAATTAAAATATATCCTGTTCCGTTATAAGCATAAAGTTGTTCATTTGCAGAATCCCACCAAAGATCGCCTGTGGCTAACCCTGCTGGTGCTGTTGTGGCAACTTCTGCTCCGCCAGTAGTCCTAAACTTAGAACCATCATAAAATTTTAATTTACTAGATGTAGCATCATACCAAACTTGTCCAGATATAGCCTTAGGTGGCTCAGCCGCTCCACTAAAACTCTCTAGTAAGTGTAGAAAGTTTTCATTCTGAATTTCACCATATCCAGCATAGTTTTTACCTACTAATTTAATATCAGTAGTTTGGTCGACTGTACCGTCTTCTACGACTACTAACGTTACTCCGCTATATCTATCTATTGTATATGCCATAGTTTTTTAACCCCTGTTAAGTATATTTATCATTTATTACCATAAGCCGCCGCTGGAGCTTATATCTCCATTAAAGACCCAAGTCGTTCCAACAACTATAAACCGCTTTAACCCTCTAGTAATACTTGGTGTAGTTGTTCCTGATGCATTATTAAATGCAATATCTTGTAATACACTTTCATTCTGTACACCATTTGAATCAACAGATATAAAAGATTTATTTGCTACTGCTCCAATATCAATACCTGTTACGTTTACCGCGGCATGTGAAACCGTTATAACGTAAGCGAATGATCCAACTTTTTTGTTTCCTGCTGGATAAACATCTTCAATAATCGTGGCTATCTGAGCATTTGTTGGACTATCTGATATATCTAAGTTCATAACAACAGGTTCTTGATTTATCTGATCATCTACATAAAACTTTGTAGCAACTGATGTATTAGTTGTAGGCTCAGCTACTCCTGTAATTTCTTGGTTATTTGTAATATTAATAGCACCCGTACTAGTAATTTGTAATCCGCTACCACTAGTTGAAATAGTAGTACTATCAAGGGTAATATTATCAACACTTAAAGTAGTAAGTGTACCTACTTGCGTTAATCCAGTTGCTGTAGTTACTGATGAATGTAATTCTGTCTTGTCTAGTACTTCTGTACCATCAATGAAATAACCTTTTGTCGCGGCTAAATCTATATTTTCCGAACTTCTCCATGCTTGAGTTGAATTTTGCCATAAAAGTTCTTTGTCTATTTGTGATGATTTAAGTACAATACCACCACCATCTACTCCAGCATTATTAAGTACAGTACTATCGCTTGTTATTCCTAATTCAATATTCTTATCTTCTACTCTTAAATTCTGTACTTCAATATTAAATTGAGTACCACCAATTAGAAAGTCACCATCAACTTTCATATCACCACCTACATGAAGTGCGTATTGTGGATCTGTTTTAAAAACTCCAAAATGTTCTTCTGATGTATCAACTACTAAAGCATCTATAAAGCCTGTTGGTTTTCTAACCCTAACTTTCCAATCATGATTAGATAGTTGATTTTCACTAACAAATGATGTTCCTACTACTTTTAAAATATTATTTTGTGCTAAGCCAATTGTAAGGCCGCCGGAATTTTGTACAGTTAATGTACCCGTTGTAGTTGATGCCGTATCTGCAGAAAGAAATTTTTCTGCTGATCTAACATTTCCGAAACTATCTCTTAATGCACTAGCTTGGTCGGCAATGCCTCTAAATCTAAAGTCAGTTAGTGAAACAGGAGTATACCCTGGTTTAATATCACCTGTAATTCCAGCAATAGTATAACCAATTGCCGGTGTAAATTCTGTATTACTCCATACACCTACTGTAGTTCCAGCTATGTTCCATTTTATTACTATTTGACTATTATTAAATGTATCAATGAGCGTAACAACTTCAGGCCCAGTTTTCTTTTGTGCTGTAGTATAAATCGGCCCTGCTAATTCTAGTTGCGAACCATCATAAAAATAAAGTTGGTTATCATCACTGTCAATCCAAAGATCTCCAGCGACCATTCCCGTCGGTGAAGCAGGTTGTACACTTGGTGCTCCGCTAGTTCTAAAACCTACACCGTCATATACTTTTACTCTTTGGGTTGCTGTATCATACCAAAGCTGTCCTATTAAAGGATTGCTAGGTGCTGAAGATTTAGCAAAATTCTCCAACATCTTGATTAAGTTTTCGTTTAAGGACTCGCCAAAGCCTGAATAATTCTTTCCAATTAAAGAAATATCTGTTGTTGTTGTATCTAATTGGCCGTCAACTAAATCAACTAATAAACTTCCATCACTTTTGTTTAATTTATAACTCATTATGCCGCCTCACCTGCATATATGATATAGTTAATAGTCATATATGGATTCATAATATCTAATGCTTGTCCAATAGTTTGTCCTGTTAATACACCACCACTAGTTGGAAAGGCTTGTCCTGCTCCTGTTCCAGTTGGTGCATCATATTGAATTGCTTCTGCATCGTTAGGTGCTCCAGAAACATCTCTAATAGCATAATATTGATCACCACTATTTCCACGTAAATCATGTTCGTGTTCTGGTAAGTTAGTAACTGTTACAGATTGTTGTTGTTGTCCTGAATGTGTTCCAATGTTATCAGCCGCTGAACTTGTAACTGTATTAGCACTAGTGCCGCCCATGTTATCTGCACCTAACGGCATTCTGCCTCTTAAATCAGGTAAACAAAAATATCCACCTGTAACTAGTGTTTGATCTTTAAAGTTATATCCTATTGCATCATATAAATTCTGATAAACTCCAATTAATACTTCTCGCCCATCACAAATTAACCAATTAGCTGGCGGTAATAATCCACCGTATGGAGCGAGCATTCCAATAGGTATAGTTGGAATAGCTGAAAACAAAATATTCCTATTAACTTTAAATACGCCAGTATCTCCACTTACTCTATTAATTAAAAATTCATCATCAGCTTGAGTTGTAGAAGAATCTGTTTTATTAGCAATAAAAGTATTTGCAATTGATGTTGTAAACGTTTTAGTACTTTCGTCTTGCCCATCAAATGTAAATGATGATGCTGAAACATCTCCAGTCATTTGGAATGTTGTTGGACTTGCTAACTTATCTGCAGATCCTGAACGACCACTAACTGTACCTGTAACATTTCCTGTTAAGTTACCATGGAATGTTTGTGAATAAACATTTAACCATTGTTCATTAGTTGTTCCTAAATTACGTGCATTTGTTACATTTGGTACAATATTCTGTGTTGTAAGTAATCCTGCAACATTTGTATCACCACCAACAAATAATTTTTTAGCTATTCCTACGCCACCTTTAGTTGTAATACTACCTGTACTAATAGTTGACGACTCTGTTGTGCCTTCAACTAATAAATTACTATCAGTTTGAATATTACCTATAACATCTAATGCTTGATCTGGCGATAAATTATTAATTCCTACTCTAGCTTGTGAATCAACTCTAATAACTGTTTTAATTGTACCAGCATCATTAACTCTTACATCAATATTAGATCCTGATGTTTGGTGAGCAATAATACCTGCTTGGCCTTCAACGCCAATTGACATAGCACTATCGGCTCCAACAATAACACCAGAATTATTTTTAATTTTAAGTGCAAATAAACTTGTACTTGTTATATCATTTCTTAAAAAGCTAGAAGCAGGTACGTTAGTACCAGCAATAATTAAATTTTCTGCCTTTTCTGCTACTCCATAATATTTTCCTGCACCGTCGCCTGTAATATCTGCTGTACTTAAATTATAACCTGGATTAATAGTAGTAAATCCAGAAATAACAATCTTAGGTACAAATGTATCTGTAGCAATAATTGCCACCGTTTTTGCTTTAACTTCTACTTGTAAAATTGTATAAGAAACATTATCAGTTCCTGTAATGACTGATGGTTTAATACCTGTTGCTAATCCATCACTAAATGTTGGACCTACTAAAATCCATCCTGA